ACCAACCAATTCGTTTGCAATAACAGTTGGCATAACACGACGAATTACTGGAAGAATAACGCGATTCAGAGTTGCGATATTACCAGCAGTTGTAGTGCCGGCTGAACTTTCAGCGAGCAACTGCTTCTTTGTATTTTCAAGCAATACGCTCATCGTTGACTTGCGATTGCCCTTTAAGCCTTCTAGCAGGGCGTCTTTAGTTTCGTCCCAACGGCTTTCTAAGAGTACTTTTGACATTTTTATATTCTCCTAAACTATGTCTAATTAAAGCCCTGCCAGGCGCTTAATATCGATTACATTGTCTGTCTCAGATGAATCGATTTCTTCAATTTTCTTGGCAGTTTTATTACCAGTTGCTTCTACAATAACAGATTCATTTAGAGCCTTCTTTGTTGAAGTTGGCTGTACTGAACCAGTATTAAGAACAGCTGGTAAATACTTATCGAAAGCGGCCGCCAGCTTTGGCGTTTGAACGCTTTCTAGTAAAGTCTTCATTACCTGAGCCTTCTCCGCGTTTAGAGGAGCTAGGAGTTGACCTAGTGTTCTCTCACGATTAGTTGATTCTTTGATAATTCTAACTTCACGATCCTTGCTTTCTACTAGTCTTGCTGCTTGTTGCAGCTTATTAGTAGCTTCAGCGAGTTGACGGTCTTTGTGTGCAAGTGCCTTCATTACCTTACGAGTCTCAGCCTTATCGTTTAGATAAGTTACTGAGAATTCGCTTGCAAATGATTCGAAAATCTTGCGACCGAAATTGTTTTCTTTGGCGAGCTTGATATCTTCCTTAAGCTGAGACAACTCAGACTTAAGATGTGATGTGACTGCCTTGCTGACCTTCTTTGCGCTTTCTTCAATGAATCTAGCTTTGAGAGCGGTGAGTTGCTTGCGGCCTTCAGCGACGAGCTTGACCTTGGCTTCAACAACAGCTTGTCTATCTTGAGCGAACTCTTTGATTTCACGAGCTAAAGCATGAACAATGAATTGTTCTAGCTTCTTGTTGTTTTCCATTTGAAGTTGGCGATCTGCACGTAGCTCTCTAATTTCTTCGGCTAGTTTAGTAACCATAAAATCATTGAACTTTGTTGCATTTTCACGTAGCTTTAATTGAGCCTTTACACGGTCTTCGTTCATTGCCTTTCTTTCAGAAGCGAATTCTGCAATTTCTTCTGAGAGACTTTCTGTCATCATCTTATCAAGGGCATCTACCATTACGCTACGATCATGCTCGTAACGATTAGCAAACTCCTCATGGAGTTCCGCACGAATCTCATTGCGAGCTTCATTTAATTTGGCTTCCCAGGCTTCATTTAACTGAACCCCGATGTCCTCATTAATAAGACCGCTTTCGAGTAGTGGTTTGATAGCATCTAACATGCTTAAATCCCCTTATTATAATTTGAGTTCTGAGATGAGACGCTTTACTTCCTCACCTAAGAATCTCTGTACTTTTCTGTCACCGCCAGCTTCCTTAGCAATCTCTAACATTCTATGACCATGCTTCATATTCATGACGCCTTCATAGATTGCTTTGGGGTATGCGTTTGGTGCACTTGGTTGAGCAACAATGTCTACAGTGATTATTTCAAAATCACTGACACGGCCATCCATATCGTTTACATTACCTGATCCACGACTAGATACGCCTAGCTTTACTCCCGACTCCAACATCGTCTTTACAAGTTGTCCCATTGGAGTTGGAAGAATTTTCAGTTTCCCGAAACCATTGGGACCGTCCATCCACATACGAGTGATCATATGAGATACACGGTCCAAATTAATCTTTAAATCATCTGGGTGATCTACTTCACCCAACACCGAATAACCTTCTTCAATCTGTTTATTCAATGTATCTACTGCGTTTTCAATTTCGTTGACGGGGTAAACACGCTCGTTTGCGTTCTTTACCCCGCCTTGAATGAAAATACCTTTCATATACAGGGTTTTTAGCTTGTCGTCGCCTTCTGTTACGGACTCGACAACCATCCCTGCTCTATCAAAAGTCAGATTCTCTCTAAGATACAAAGCCATTTGTTCTCAGATTCCTTTAACGGATTGGTCTACGAGCAGAACGTCTTGATTCTGCTACTGGGCTTCTGTCATACGCTGCACCGTCTTTAGTGACAGGCTTCGGAGTTGACTCACCCTTTTCCTTGAAGTTACCCTTACCAGGAGAGTTCTTGAATGAACCTGCGCCTGGAAGATTACCTTCGCCCTTTGAATATGCATTGCTTGGACCCTTAGGACCATTTGGTGCAGATTCAGTGTCGCCTGCAAACTTTACTGGCTTGCTTGCCATTCCAGCTTGACCTGCGTTAGCGGCTGATCCAACTGCGCTCTTTGTTTGTACGCCGTTGTCGCCGTGTGTGACAGAAACCTTCTGAAGCTGAACAGCTTCCATCATTGCTTCTTCGTCATCTTCGTCTCCGAAATCTTCAGCGCCTTCTTCATCGCCGAAGTCTTCAGCACCTTCTTCATCGCCGAAGTCTTCATCGCCACCGCCCATGATTTCTTCAAACTCAGCCATCAATTGGTCGAGCTTGTCTTCAATGCGAATTACTGCATCTTCAATTTCTTCATGTTCTGCTGCTTCACCTTCTTCGTCATGATCCATTTCCATGTCATGAGTGAGGTCTGCGCCTGCGTCTTCTGCATCGTCATCAAAGTCGATGTCTGCATCATCGTCATCTTCCATAACGCCTGATTCTTCAGCATTAATCTCGTCAAGTAGATCGCCTACTTGTCCGCCCATCTTTCCTTCTTCCATATCGTCTTCTTCCATGTCATCGGCCATAATTGACTCGAAGATTTCACGGGACTTTTCAACGACGATTTCGTGGAATAGTTCACGGGCTTGAGCTACGTCCTCATTGATGATGAGGTCGTGCAATTGCGAAAATTTTCTAATATCCATTGAATGTTTCTCCTGATAGAAATGGCTTTGTATAATTACTTATGCCGTAGTCAGGAAAAGTACTCAATAAGTATGCATTTTTTGCATTTTTAGAAAAAAATGCAAAAAGTTACTTACTAAGTTAAGGGGCGCCGGTTTGGTCGCCTTCGGGTTTAGCACCGTATTGTTTCTTCACTTTCTGAAGATATAGCTTACGCTCATAATTGCGAACGTCAATCATTCTACGTAATTTACGAATTTGTTTAAGTGTTAGTTTAGTCTTACGAGATGTTCGGTACACAGGCTTGCTATTGTCAGCACTGACATCCTGTAGCCCCTGTACGGGCGGCTCAAACATCTCTAGAAGTTTCATACGATTATTTATCTTTTATATCTGCATAGCGCCGGCTGCTCCGCCACCGCCGCCTAAGGGTCCAGCTCCAGCTCCAGCTCCTGCAGCGCCTTCAGGACCCGCAACCGGTCCTGCTGTTTCAGGTGCACCTGGTTCTTGTTCCATATCAGCATTTTCAAGTTCATCTGCGGTGCCTTGATCTGCTTCAAAGTCACCAGTAGACACCCCAACGTTTCTAAGATCAGAACCCTTAGGTTCTTCTGTGGTGTCTTCTGCGTTTTCTTCTTGCCAAAGCTGCTCGTTCTTCTTGATTTCTTCTTCACTCAAGCCTAAGAATCTTTCAAGTGCAAAACGCTTTGAAATATAAGGGAATGCTTCCATTGAAGCAAATGTTGATACTCGTGATGTATCTAATTCGCTCTGACGATATGCAGCAAAGTTCTGTGGAGGATTGAATGTGATATTGAACAATCCAGTATCAATATTGAATCCTCTCCAACGCAAGAATAGCTTGAACTCTTCATCCAACTTCATGCAGATATAGTTCTGTAGACGTTCACAATACTGATTGAAACGAAACTCTTGAATCATTGCAGTACCAACACGACCGTCATTCATTGGGGTCGTATTATCATCAGGGCCAGTAGGCAGATATGAACTCGGAACACGAAGACCACGTGCAAGACGATTATTGAAATACTTCAAGTCATCAATCTCACCGAGATTCTGACCACCAGGAAGAACTTCAACTGATGAACCGCGACCTTCAGCAGTGACAGGGAAGAAGTAGTCTTCATTCATTGAAAGCGGGTTATACGAAGCATCAACGATTGACTGTCCGCCGTATAAAGAAGGGATTCTGCGCTGGTGAATTTCGTTCTTAACACGTTCAACGAATGCCATAGCTAAGTGACTTGGCATGTTACCAACGTCAATCTTAAACATTCTACGTTCAGGAGCACGTTGTACACGATAGATTAGAACAGCGTCCTCTAATAGTTCCTTCTGCTTGTAGACCTTAAAAATGTTCTCAAGGATTGACTGACCGAATGGCCAGAATCTGTCAAGACCCTCAGTCAATGACAAGTGAACAACGTGCTTTGCATCTACCGCAGACTCACTCTGTCCTAATGTGAAACGTGATCCTGAAGTATTGTAAGGCATTGCCGGAACAGTGTAGGGTGTGTTAGTTCCGCCACCGCTACCACCTAATCCAGTTGCTGGATTAGCAGCAAAGTCAGTATTGGTTTTCTGTGCTACTGATAAGTTCTGTAGGTTGATATTGATGTCTTTAATGACATACTGTTCCGGCTTCTTGCCTTCTGACTCATTAACAATAACTTTAATGACTTTAACCATATCAACCCAGTATAACTTGAAGTTTTCTGGATCACGAACAAATACTTGATCTCCGTACTTTACAACGTTACGGAAAATCTTGAACATGCGAACGTCAAATTCATTAAGTTTGCACCACTGTTGTAGCTGCTTAGTGAGCAATTCTACTTCGCGTGGTGTAGGGTCTTCTTTGTATTCAAAAGAGAAAGGTGTCTTATTGTGTTCGTTGCGCTGAGTGGAGAATTCTGCGAGAATGTCTAAACACGCATTGATTTCAGCGTCAACGTCCATCATTTCATACTGATTGTAGCGTTCAATTCTATTAGGGTGTCCAGTATAGACTTCGGGAAGTCTGGACATATAGTTCTTATACCCAAATTCAGTATTGTTCCAGCCGCCTGTAGGACTTCCGTTTTGACCAGGAGAACCATTCCAAGCGCCCGAATTACTGTTCATGCCAGAAATCGGGCTAGATACGCCACTCTTGTTTAGAAATTTCTTCTTATATGCCATAGGTACCTGTTCTCTTATTATATCTATTTAGTGTCAAAGCGCATGTTTCAATAACTTCTTCTGCACATGGTTGGTACTTTCTATCTTATTCACTACTTTATCAAACTTTATAGCTAATGAATGAATCATTTCCTTAGTGATACCTGTAGTCTTTTTAGGAGTACCTGTAGTAGAAGTTGGTTTAGGAATTGCTTTTAGTGAGTCATGGTGTAGGTCATGTGCTATCGTCTCTGCATTTGTTGAAGCTAGCTTGCTAAGAATTGAATTATTATCAATTGGAATTACTAATTCAGTTCCGTGTAGCTCCATAGGATAACCATCAGTTGGTCCATCAAATAAACCACCCTTTTTAGCTTTTTGAGCACCTGCCCGAATCATCGCAATATCTTCTTGCGCTCTTCTGCCAACTTGTTTAGACCATTTACTACCTTCTAGCTGGCTAGCTGCACCCTGCACATCTCCTGAACCTAATGCTCGTGTAAAGTTTGGCCATCTTCTATACCAACCAGGACCCATATTGAATGTCATATCAATAAGTGCGCCCTTGCCCTTTTCATTTAGATTATTGAATCCCGGAATACCTGACGCAGCTTGTGCATGTTTTTGATAGTCTTGCTGGAACATCGCTTTGACTTCATCTTTAGAGAACTCTCTATTATATTGAGCAGGCAAGCTACGACCATCACCAATCAAGTGTCCTACACCCACAGTCCATAGACCAAGTGAATCTTTATAAGGTTTAGTTCTAACACCTTCGTGACCAGCAATAGAGTCCATAATCCAGTTACCGAATGATCCAAATGCACCAGATAGCTTGCTTCCTACCCAACTACCCGCAGAACCTAATGCACCCAAAGCTGCACTTCCTAATGAAGCTACTGCACCTATTGCACCACCTGCAACTGCTGCGGCCCCGTTTGCTAGTCCACTAAGCGCACCACCGCTCGCTCCCGAAAGCATTCCCATAGCTTTAGAGAAGTCAAGGAATGCTTTAGAGTTATCCAATGCGTTAGGACCTATATTATTTTTAGGATCGTTAAACTTATAAAAAGCATCTACTGCACTATCTTGTCCAAACAACGCATTCAGTTTAGCACCTGCAATAGTGCTTGCTGCACTAAGAACACCTTCGCCGCCTTTATACGATGACATTGCATCAGAAAAATAAACAAATGATATAGCATTTTTCTTGACTTGTTCTGGTTCAGAGTTTATGTTTGCAAAGTCTTGAAACTCTTGAAGAGGAAGTGTTGCTTTGAAATGTGATCTAATTCCGTCAGCAATAGATGCAGTGATAGAACCTAACCCGCTTCCGTATCCTTTGAACGCAGCCATAGCTTTTGAATAAGAAATCAGTGCTTCAGCGTTATTATCAACTTTCTTTTTGTTTATTGTTTTCTTGGTAAAATCTTCTAATTCTTGGTATGGTAATTTTGTCTTGAAGTGTTCGCTGATTGCAGAAAACACCCCAGTTACAGTATGACCAACCCCTTCACCGATTGAACTAACAGCATTCATTGCAGCAGCAAATGCACCTGCAGCGGCTGAAGCATCTTCTATTTTTTTAGAATCTACTTTAAGCTGCTTGAGTTCGTGCGCTTGCTTGTGTATTTCCCGCAGGTTCTTGATCTGCTGGCTGTTCTTTTCTATTCCTTTTTTAGTATTTTCTGCTGCTTCGTGGGCTGAAGATTTCTTGGGAGCTTCCATAGTGTCGGAACCAAAACCCAACTTTTCTTTATTCTTATAAAGTTCATATGCTCCGTATCCTAGCCCTGCTACAGCAGCACCACCTAATCCTAGTTTTCCTAACTTACCGGCGCCGCTTAGTAAACGTCCGCCTAATCCGGTTGCGCCTTTTGCAGCTCCGCCGCCGCCCTTCTTAAAGAAACCTCCTAGCATACCGCGCAGGCCACCAGATGACAACAATTCTTTACCAGATGAAATTGCTTTAGCTGCTATGATAGCTGCAAATGATGCAGTGACTGCCCCTACTGCAACTGCAAACGCAGTAAACATACCAGTGTTACCAAGTAAAGGATTCATAGATAAGGTTAGATCGTCTAGTTTTTGACCTGCTAGAATTTGCATCTGCGTCATCTTATTTCTAGCTACCTGTGCTGGATCTTCATCTACGTTCTCGTTTGTTTTACCTTTACTAGGATCACCTATTGCCTTTTTAGCATCTTCGTTTTGTTTTTTGAAGTCAGTATTGGCATTAGTTGCCATATACGTTGACATCTCTAATGTTCCACCAAACTTTCTTGCTGTTTCATCACTGTACACCATTGCATCTCCTAGATTTTGGACATTATCTTCATATCCTTTTCTAGTCTGTTGCAATAGTTCAGCACGAGCTTCGCCTGCTCCCTTTTCCGCTTCAATCTCATCTGCTGAACGCTTTAGCTGCTTATTGACAATAGCATCTAAATCAACGTGCTGTCTGATGAGAACCGCACTAGTGCTATTGTACACACCCGTCGCTAACTTACTTCTCACCGCAGCAAGATATTGTTTATCACCTGTTTGCTGTGCAGCATTTATCAGTTGATCTTCAATCATCATGCGCTTGCGGATTTCATCTTTTTTAGCAGCACTGACTTTTGGATCATCTAGCTGCATTTGTAACTGACGCTGGTGAATCTGAATGTCGTAGTTGGCTTTAGCCTCTTCCATTCCCTTTTTAGCTTCTTCAGCGTTTTTACCAGTTAGTGTAGAAATGACAGAAATAGTTTCAGCATACTCAAGCGCATGTTTTTGTGCAGTACCGTCTGCTAAATCTCTCTTACTGATAGCCAAACCAGATTGTTGCTGAAGTGCTGCGTAATCTGAGATTCTACCTATTAATGCTTCTTGATCAACACCTAGTCTTTGAAAAGCCATTCTTTGTTCAGGTAGAACAGTAGCCATTCTTGCAAGTTGTTTTGCCCCGTCACCGGCTGTATCACCTAGCATGATCATGCTAGTTCTATTACGATCTACTGCTTTAGTAAATAGATCAAGATTCTGTGATGTAAGGCCCATGTTATGAGCCATGCCGTAAAGTTCTTTAGAAGTGATCTGTCCAGCAGAACCAACATTAGAAAGAGCATCAAGACCTTTTAATAGACCATCAGCTTGTTTGAATGCTTGTTCGGCGACCTTGCTCAACCCGAAGCCTACAGCACCTAATATAGTACCTAAAGGCCCAAACGCTGATCCTAATTCTAGAGACGCTTTTCCAACTTGATTTATAGTGCTGCCGTATTTGGTAAAGCCTTCTTGATCACTTAAAACAGTTTGAGAAAATGTTCTTGCAGCGCCGCCTAAACTGGTAAAGGCACTTGATATTTTATCTGATGCTATCTTACCGACCTCAGCAGCCTTTTTATTAGCTGCATCTATTCTGTCAATAGCACCTGTATTTTGTATTTTGGCGTTGGCGCTTGACGAGTCTACGCCTGCTTTTCTGTTAATAGCATCAGTTGCTACCTGTATTGGTTTAACAATATCAGCTATAGCACCAGATAGACCGGCAATAGTAGCATTTAGTTGTCTCAACTGTAAGTCTAAGTCTTGATCCATCTATTTTATACCATTGAGTGCTTGAGTATTTTAGACTGAGTACTATGGCTGTTGTCTAGTGCAGAAAGTACATAGTCTAGTTTGTGTTGAATCATGTTATACAATTCTAGATTCATTGCCCCTTGATCTTCGGCTGCATGATTAGGAGTATTTGCTAATGCCTTTGCTTGATTCAATGAATCTGCATTAGTTTTAGCTAACTTCATTAATAATGAATCAAGTTGCAAAGGTGCTAATTTTTTACCACTAGGCATCGCTGGTTCATCAACTGCATTTCCAAAAATGCCACCGTCTTTAGCTTTCATTGAAGCTGCTTTCTTTAACCAGCCGGGAGTTGATGCACCTGTATAATCTGTTCCCCAAAGAGTTAATTGAGGGTGAGAATCGTCAATGTGAATGTGATTACCTTCACCACCGATTCCAGTAAACCCTGCTTTAATAGCTGCTTGCACGACCGCAGTTTGATCACCTGTAATTCCCAAATCTAAAGCTCTTTTGACTACGTGCGGATTGCTCTTGCTGCTTATAGTTCCTTTAGGGGTAATCCACCCTGCCGGTCTTGCACCACTCGTCACATAGATAGACTTGTTACCCAACGCGCCTTGAACTTTTCCAAACTTCTGTAGGGTGTTGGAGTCAACTCCATCAGTTTTACCTATAAACTTGTTATAGATTGATTTACCAAAGTTTGTAGCACTACTCCAAGCAGAAGACGCTAGACTACCAAGATAAGATGCACCGCTACTAACAGCGCCTGCCGCTGCGCCTGCCGCTCGTGAACCGGCACTCATACCGGACGAGAACGACTCACTTAAGCCGCCCCCTCTATCGCCGCCGCTAGGAGGAGTGCCGCCACCGCCGCCACCGCCGCTGCTAAGTTTAGTTGCTGCTTGAGCATACTTGTAAAATGCATCGGCATTTTTAGCTGCATTAGGACCAAAATCTTGTTTAGTGAATTTCACAAAGGCTTCAACCGGACTATCTTGTCCAAATAGCATATTGAAACCTTTACCAACGAGTGAACTAATAGCATCCCCTAATCCCGGTCCGCCCTTATATTCAGCCATTGCATTCGCAAAGGCTACGAATGCTTGTGAGTTTTCTTTTGCTTTATGAGGATCAATAGGTAACGATGCGAAGTAAGCAAATTCTTTAACAGGAGGTTTTGCGTCAAAACTCTTAGTGATTGCCATTGCTATTGAATGACTTATATCACCTAACCCGCTTCCCATACCTTTATAAGAAGACATTGCTTGAGAAAATGCAACGAATCCTTCAGCATTGTTCTTTACTTTCTTTACGTTTATGGTTGGTTTTGCGAATTCTTCTAGCTTGTCTAGAGGTGTTTTCTTTTCAAAACCTCTAGCAATCGTATTAGCTACGCTAGCTGCTGCATTGCTGGCTGCTCCAAGCTGTTGGAAACCTGCAGCTTCTGACATTGCTTTACTAAAAGAAACTACTGCATCAGCATTATTTTTTATCTTATCTTTGTGCAATGGTATTGCTTGGAAAGCAGTAAGCTGTTTAGATAATGCCTTAATATCTTCTAGCTGTTTAGCTCGCTTCTTGACTTCTTCTTGTTCTTTTGATTCTTTAGATTGTCCACCTATGACTCCCCAATTCTTGTATACTCCGTATCCGGCACCGATCAAGCCGCCTACGCCAGCACCGATCGCAGTACCCAATCCCGGAACAATAGAACCTACAGCAGCCCCGATCAGTGCACCTGATGCAGCATCAGAACCTACTGATACCCCTGCACCTATTTTTTCGTGCCCAGACTCTTTTAGCTTATCTGCTGCTTTATTTCCTAACCAACCCACTGCTAGACCACCTAAAGCTAGTCCGCCCGCTGCTAGTAATCCACCGCCTGCTGCGGCGCCGGCAGCGCCTTCTGCTGCGACTGCACCTTCAGCAGCCAATCCACCTTCTGCTGCAACTGCTCCTTCAGCAGCACCGGCCGCGCCTTCGGCCCCTTCAGCAGCTTCTGCGAGTTTCCCTACTTTGGATCCTTTCTTGAATAGATTACCTAATCCATCCTTTAATGATCCTATTCCTCCAGACGCAGCTTGTGCAACCATTATCGCTGCAACTCCTGCTGCGGCGATAGCTAGCAGTTTCAAGGCACCCATATTGCCTAACAAAGGATTCATAGACTTTACTAAGTCATCCATCTTTTGCTTTGCAGCGATTTCCATATTGGTGAGATTGTTTCTAGCGACTTGTGCCGGATCTTCATCTACTTTCTTATTTGTTTTACCGTCTTCTGGTTTTCCAACAGCGTCTCGTGCTGCTTTGTTTACTGCGGCAGCATCTTTAGTAGACTGTCCTGCAGCGAAAGCCATTGATTGTACAGTAACACCGTACTGTTTAGCAGTGTCTTCATTGTGTACTAATGCACTTCCTAAATTTTTGACATTGTTTTGAATACCGTCGCGCATAGCTTTAGTGAGTGCTGCGTGTGCTTCCCCTGCAACCCCTTCATCTTGTAATTGCTTTAGGGTTTTCTTTTCACCTTCTTGTTGAATTTTATCAAAGTCAACGCCCATTCGCACTAAAGGTGCGCTGGCTGTAGTTATAGCACCGGTTGCAACTCGCGCTTGTGCAGCAGCTAACAATGCAGGATCGTTAGTCTGTTCTGCTGCATTCAGCATTTGATTTTCAACTAGTAATTTCTTTTGAAGTTTTTCTCTGAGTTCGGCTGAAGTCTTAGGATCATCAATCTGCATTTGAAGTTTGCGTTGATGAATTTGAACATTAACTGATGCACGTGCCCGTTCTTCCCCTTCTGCTGCTTCTTTAGCATTTCTACCAGTAATAGCTGAAATTACAGACAAGTCCTTAGCATATTGCAGAGATTGTCTTGCAACAGTACCGTCTGCAAGGTCTCTTTTACTAATAGCTTGACCTGATTTTAGTTGCAATTGAATATAGTCAGCTTGACGCTGCATTAATTCTTCTTGACTTACACCTAATCGTTGAAATGCGTTACGTTGTTTTTGTGTTACAGCAGTTAGATTTGCAAACTCTTTAATACCGTCACCTGCGGTATTACCGAGTCCAATCATGCTAGTTCTAGCACTCGTCGCTGCTTTAGTAAAGATTTCAAGATTCTGAGAGTTGAGGCCCATCTTGTGGCCCATTTTATACATCTCATCAGATGTTAGTTGGCCAGCAGCACCGATATCAGAAAGTGCATCAACCCCTTTTAGAAGTCCATCCGCTTGTTTGAAACCTGCTTCGGTTACTTTACCTATAGCAAAGCCTAAACCACCTATGAATTTGCCAAGAATACCAAAGTTTTTACCAATGTCCCAGGCAGCTTTGCCCAAACCACTTACAGTACTTCCGTACTTTTCAAACCCTGCTTGATTGCTTAAGACTGCTTGAGTAAAGCTGTTTAGCGCACCACCAGCACCGGTCAACCCCTTTTCTATTTCTGCGGATTTTTGGGCTGCAATTTCTGCTGCTTTCTTGTTAGAATCCGCTATTCGGTCAATGCCAGTTGTGTTTTTGTTAGCGTCAGTATTTTTCTTTGTTGCATCAGTATTTTGATTAAGTGTGTTAGATGCAATATTGAGTGATTGTGCCATACCAGCCAAAGCAGAAGTTTGGCTAGCCAATACGGAATTAAGCTGACTTATAGAATCTTGTAACTCGCGTAATGATTCAGGATCCATTCACATTCCAATTTCGGTAAAATAAATAACCAGGTTTTCGCCCACTAAATATCATATGTATTTAGTGTAAGTCTAAAACCGAAATTTTAAGAGGAACTATATGGACAACAACCCGTTAAAGCAGTATTTCAGAAGACCATCTGTATACATGAAGCTACCTTCAGCCGGTCAAGGATATCCAGATGGATCATTGGATCTTCCAGAAAACGGAGAGCTTCCAGTTTATCCAATGACTGCGATTGATGAGATCACCGCTAGAACACCTGACGCATTGTTCAATGGAACTGCAATCGCAGAGTTGATTACAAGTTGCTTGCCTAACATCAAGGATCCTTGGGTAGTTCCCAACGTTGATCTAGATGCGATTCTTGTTGCAATTAAAGCAGCATCTTCACCGTCAGGTGAAATGGATCTTGAAACTGTTTGTCCGAAGTGTGATGAAATTTCTACTTATAAGATAAACCTAGCTGGCATTTTGACTGCAATCGCAAGTCCTGACTTCTCACAAGAGCTAGCAGTGGGTGATCTTAAAGTAAAGTTAAAAGCCGTCAGCTTCAAGGACATTAATGCTGCATCTATGAAGCAATTTGAATTTCAAAGAGTAGCTTCTCAACTAGATGCAATTGAAAATGAAGCTGATCGCAACAAGCTATTGAAAGATTCATTAGAAAAAGTAACAGAGTTGACTATGGATTTACTATGTTCAGCTATTGAATACATTCAAACTCCTACTATTAAGGTTGATCAGAAAGATTTTATTCTTGATTTCTTGAAGCACTGTGACCGTAATGTGTACATCTCTATTAGAGATCGTAGTGCTGAATTGCGCTCTGTCAGTGAAATCAAGCCAATGAAGATAACTTGCGGAAGCTGTCAGAATGAATTTGAACAAGCAATTACGTTGAACCCAACAGATTTTTTCGACTAACGCTTCTTAAATCTGGACCCGAACAGATTAAGAAGCTGTTTGACTCGTATGAAGAAGATGTTGCAGGGATAAAGAAGACATCACTTGAAATGGCATGGCATATGCGAGGTGGTGCTACTTATGAAGATATCCTAAATATGTCTTTTCAAGAGAGATCAGATATCAGTAAAATGATAGAAGAACACCTAGAGATCACGAAGAAATCACAACTTCCGTACTTCTAACTTAGAGGGAACTATTCATTTAGTTCTCTCTTTTTTTTGGCTTCTATTCTAGTTCTCATTCAGAGTTGTCCTTCGGACAACTTATACCTTACTCACTTCGTTCGTTTCGGTATACTCTTTCTCATTCTTTAATCGGTACTTCTATTATACACTTACTAAATCATATTGCCGTTTTAGAGCCATGGTAGTGCTGCACAGCACTACCAATGGTTTCGGTCATTGCCATGTCCCGTCGCCTTTGCTGTCTCTTCCCCGTCAATCTAGCTTTTCGTGCTGACTGACGCTACCGGTTGCCCTATAAAGTTCACTGGGACTGTAGTGAGGCTATCTCTCGACTCCTCAGCAACGCATGTTCTGTATCCTCAAGACAGAGTACGATACAGACTCATTCAGGGTTCGCTTAACCTAACGAGAGCCCTGTCGGTATTCCATAGATGTAAACACCTATGCATTTTGAAGGAATGCACCTTCCGCTCCAGATTCCGTTCGCAGTGTTCCATGCGTCCTCAAGGAGGGTCGAGCTACCCCGACCAAACAGCTATGTAGGGTTCTGTGTTTTAAGTTTAGGTGTTGATTGTTAGTACGTTGGATGTAGACGAGGTGTCAATGTTTGTACTAGGTGAGCCTGAATAAACTTTAAGAAGGTCTTTGTTGAGCTTGAAGAAGTGTTGAAATTCAATAATGATCCAGTCGCCAAACTTAGCGGATGTGTAATAAATGAAGTTATCAGTAACCCAAGTACACTTTGCTTGAACAGCAACATACTTGCCTTTACGATTAAACTTCATGAATAGCACATTGCAATCATCTGCTTCTGCGACTGCCATCAGTTGATCTAACCAGCCGTCAATTTGCTTGCATTCCCCTGACAATAGAAGATGAAAGGGGAAGTCTGCATACGACTTGCACTCTGCGTTGAACTTAGTAAAAGTTTCGCCCGGAACGATATCACCCTTGAAGCTACGAATTTGACCTTCGTCTAAAAACTGTTTACGAGATTGGTTCTTTCCGCCGATATACGCACCCGAACCAGGAGCCCGAATGAAACTTTCGTTGTATGTTTTTGACAGGAAGACTGCTACTTCTCGTTCGAACGAAGAGCCTTTTGCTTTGCTAGGTGAAGTCATATACTATTTTATGCTTTCTTGATGTGCTGGTAATATTTTTATGCTATGTCTGTTGTCGTATTGTAACTTGTAAATCCGTTTTCTTTAATCACCTTGAGAACGCTAGGAACACGTCCTGCAAGTTCTTCTCGGTGACTGACAAGCCATACAGATTTATTACGTCTACGGGACATTTCTTTTAGAATTGCCATTGAGTTTTCTACACCGATGCTGTCAAGACCGCTATCAATGAGTTCGTCAATGAACAGGGTATTGATTGGGAAGTATAGATTTTCCCAAACATCTCTGAATGCAAACGAAAGTCCGAGAATGAGACGATTACGTTCACCGCGTGACAGATTGTCAAAGTCTAGTTCACGGCCCAGTTCAGTAATCTCAACTGAGAGATCGTTCATGAACACAACTGTATGCGGAAGTCCGATCTTGTCAAGATAATGAGTCAGCCTTGCGTTAAGATACGATAAGTTTTGATCAATGATCTTCTTACGAACGAAGCTATCCTTGCTAGTCAGCAAGTCAAGCAGGAACTTCAAGTGATCTCCTAGCTTTGATAGATTGTTGATGATTTCAAAATCAACTGGTTGTAGAGCGTTTGCTTCCATATCACTGATTTGATCAATGTATGGATCAACATCCTCTGCCTTCTTCTCAATCTGCTTAATCAAACTTGCGACAACACTGCGATGTTCAATAGCTTCGGCTTCAGTATCATAGTGCGTGACTGGGGGAGCACCTAACACTTCATTGGTGCATTCTTCGTCAATCTGTTCTGCATACGGATCAGTCTCAGCTAATTTAGCATCAATCTGATTCTGAATGTTCTCAAGTTCGGAGCCGTGTTTGATTGCCTCTGCTTCAGAAGCGTAGTGTGTGACTGGAATCGTGCCCAAATCAAACAGAGAATTTTTATTTTTTTCTAAATCAGTTTGGGTTTGGGCAAGCTCAGTTTTTGCAGTAGCAAGAAGTTCACGTTTACTGTTTACAACTTCAGTATGATTTTCATCGTGAAAATCTTGCCCACAAGCATAACACTTGTTAGCTTCAAGTGTGCTTATCTCATCTTCTAACTTAGCTACAAGTGCGATATCTTTCTTGAGAGTTGTTTCTAACGCAGCGATGGTCTTGTTGAGAGCGGCAAGTTCAATCTTATTGGCATTGTATACCTTAAGATCATAATGTGCCTGTAACTCTGCTGTAATATCAATTGTCTTTAGATTGTCGTAGCTAGCCTGCAGGACAGCAACATCAGCATCTCGCTTCTGCAACCATGCAGTTTGTCTTGCGATGAGAGTATTACACGCATCTTGCTTCTTCTTTTTCTCGTTGTAGACTGTTAAGTCTTTATGAGCCTGAAGTTCTGCAACGATATCAATCTTACTCAACCCATCATAATCACTGACTAGCTTATCAAGGTCTTCAGAGTGTTTTGCATTCCAAAGACGCTGGCGGCGGCGAAGATTCTCAATCTGTTCTTCAACTCGCTTGTTAGCTTCTTGAATGGTCTTAACCTTGAACTGTTCCTGTTCAATCGTTTCTTTATTGGACTTGATCTTTAGCTTAATCGCTTCTGCTTTCTCTGAAAGCAGAGTGATGCCGAGCAATTGTTCAATGATCTTACGCTGCTCACCTGCACCGAGTGATAGAAACGGTTCAGTATAGGTGTTCAATGCAACGATATGCTTGAACATATCGTGAGACATGCCCAGAGTACGCTCAATTTCCTTTTGCGTATCCTTGTTCTCTCCCTGAGCAGTATCTTTGTCATCAGCCTGCTCAACCCCATTGATGTAGAATCTGAGAACGTTTGGTCTACGACCGCGTTCAATCTTATAGTCAATCCCCTTAGAAGAATACTCCAACGTAACCATCATACCTTTACCATTGGTACGATTGATCAGGTTGTCCTTACGAATCTTGTTGATCGGTGAGTCAAACGCAGCATATGACAACGCTTGCATAAGCGAAGTCTTACCCGTACCGTTACGAGAACCATCACCGCCTAAGTCTAGGTTTTCACCTAGAATAAGCGTGAGTTCTTTACTGTCAAAGTTTACAGCTTGTGTTACTGCACCAATTGACAAGAAGTTACGAAGTGTGATATTCTTAAGTACGATACTCATAGGTTACGATAAATCTCTAGCAATAGTTTCGGGTCATAGAAATCACTCTCAATCTTAGTGATTTGATCAATAACAATTTGGTCAACACTTTCAAAGTTCACTTCGCCTGGTGCAAGATCCTGAGAAAACTCTGTATTCTTGATAGGAATCAATGACATTTCTCTTAGTCCATGTTGTGGAATGAGCGTTTCACGAATAAAATTAGCTTCTTCATATGAAATATCAATGTCAAGATGAACTCTGACACTAGACTTAGGAAGAAGAAGTCCTTCTGGATTGTCTAGAACATCACTTAGCTTATAGACACGAAAGACAGGTTGTCCAGGCCATGAATGAAACTCCGGGTCACCGCCCCACTCTAGAATCATCATGCCTCTAGCATCATCCCCTGCGTCTGCATAGTTGTGCGGGAACGCATTACCTATATACCAAATGTTCTTGCGGCACTGACGCTTGTGAAAGTGACCAGAGAAGACCCACTCAAAACCCGAAACGTATTCTGAGTTGATCTCTCCGTGATCAGGCATCTCTACCATTGCGTTCATGTAGAAGTGTGGTAGTTCTAAGTGAGCAAATAGATACTTGCCCTTCATCTTGGGTAGCTTCTTGTAGTCTTCACCAACTAACCAGGGAGCGATGACTACATCATCTTGCTGAAACCAATCATTTACGATGGTGACGTTAGGAAGATGATTAGCCCACTCTACTGAGTGAATGTCTCTACGATCACGATAGTAAAGGTCGTGATTGCCAGGAATGAAATACACCCTGTCAAAGTTGTTGTTGAGCTTCTCTAACGCACGAAGCCCAAACTGAAGGGTGTGCATGTTGATGCTTGATCTATGGTGATTGTAGTCACCTAAGAAGAAACACGTTTCACACCCCTCAGCTTTAGCTTTAGCTATGAACCAATCTACGAATTCAATACAATCGGTATTGTGTTGTAGACTGTTACTCTTTAGTCCAAAATGAATGTCTGTGAAGACTGCCGCCTTCTTGAATAGTTCTGCCATAATCTTACTATAGTGTCCTTAGTTGCAAATAGCAATCAGTTAGGTTACCTTAGTCTGCGGTCATCTTTACATCACGCATCTGTCTTGTGAATGAAGGATTAAGTCCGTTCATCTCAAGAATATCATCGCGGATGTTCTGATTACGCTTCTCTGAGTTAAGTACTCGGCAGAAGCTATTAGTAATGGCAGCAGTATAGTAAGCAAAAGGATTTGCAGACTTTGCTTCGTTGAAGCGAAGGCCAACATAGGTCAATTGTAGAATAGCAGAGTTACGCATTTCGTCATTATATGTGTAACCACGCCAGTTGAACTTCATTGCATACTTCTCGCAGAGCATCATATACATACGAGCTAACTTATTCGTGATGTTTCCGTGGTCCTTAGAGAAATGTCCGTTGTCAATTCCACCGACCCAGTGTGACTTTCCTACACATCTAAATGTGTTGGTTTCGTCTATCTTGAAATGTTGGAATGGAGGAAAGTTCACTTTAACGTGAACCATATCGTCAACTTCACCTTTTGTGGTCTTATCTTCTAAGTCAGAGAAGTCTTCTAAGTCATCATCTTCAAAAATGATGATGTCTTTTGCGGTCTTCTTCTTAGTTGTCTTGCGCGGTTGCTTCTGTGCGACTGGAATATGTTCCCAAGTCATTACTCTGAAGACTAAATCTTCAGTAAGTATAGTGTCTGCTAGAATCTTCTCTCCCTTTTCTACAGAAAGCCAAGCTGCTCTAGTCTCTTTAGCTGCTTGAATCTGATCGGGTTTTATTGCAAAATCTAGACTAGTTTCTAGCGGAGAATCAGGCATGTCAATAATTAAATCATATCTATTGTACTCCGGTTCAACAAAAGAACAATAGGAGTTCTTACTAGTGTGGATTTCTTTTAGAATGTCTTTGTTGTTTAAGTAATTGGTCGGTCTCTTTGGTTTTGCTGCGATCACGGGTCATCCTTTATAGTAACACAATTGTACTAATACCGTTGTATAAATGCAACAGCATTGGGTAAATTTTACGGTTTTTTGATACGATAAATACAATTAGCAGAGTATTTATACGAGGAAAAGTATGACAAATCCGGTAACATTTGATGGAAGTAATGGTGGAACCATTGTTGCTACCCAAGATCCAAACACTGGACAACCTACCTACATTCTCAATTTACCGAGCGGTAAAACTCTGGGACCTATATCAAGTTCTGACTTCACTAGCGGAAATGCAAGTTTTAGTAGCGGGTTGACCGGAATAGGAACACAACAAACAGCTACACTGTCATTAGGTAATTTTAGTTCAGGCGATGTTACTAGACCAGATGATATCGCGTTCTTACAAGGCCTCTATTCTAATGCACAAAGTATAGCATCACAGGCTCAGCAAGATTTTCAAACACAAGATACAACCGCACCAAACACTACTGCGGCAGACACCCCTTCAACTACTACGGGCACTACAGCAGATGCAGTAATTACAGCGGCCCCTATCACTGTTCCTCCAGTTGATACCTCAGCATTGCAAGTAACTCTGCCTCCTATTTCTGATCTAGCGACTGCTCCGCCCACTGTAGTTGTCACCCCACCTTCTTCAATTATTTCAGCAGATGTTCCTATTGCTATTAAACCGATCAGTTCTGCTGAGATTGCAAGTCTTGTACCGCCTGTTATTTTACCTGAAATCGGACCGACAGCACCTGCTGCTACTGGGGCGAGTTCAGGAATTACCGGCGCGAAACAGTCTGCTACTGCACAAGCAACTGCACAGGATCAGGCTAATTTTAGTGCAGCAAAAGATTGGAGAGTTAGACTCGCTCTTGCTCCAGGAGCTAATTACCTATACAAGTCAAGTTCTCCTGGTATATTAGAACCGCTTAAAGCTACAGATGGAGTCATTTTCCCTTATACTCCTACTATTAACGTAACCTATGCTGCAAACTATGATGCACAATCGGTAACGCATAGCAACTATAAAGTGTACCAGTATCAAAGCAGCAGCGTAGATTCAGTGAATGTTTCCGGTGACTTTACTTGCCAGGATGTGTTTGAAGCAAACTACTTATTAGCAACGATACATTTCTTTAGATCCATGACTAAAATGTTCTATGGTCAAGATACTAATCCAAAGAACGGAACTCCCCCTCCGCTCTGCTACATTTACGGTATGGGCGGATATCAATTTGATGCATTGCCATTAGCAGTAACAGGTTTTACTTATAACTTACCGGCTGATGTTGACTACATCGCAACAACAGGAGCATCTCCTGCAGGGTCTCCTCAGCCATCTGTCACGAACAACAATACTAACAAATCTGCAAACTTTTTATCAGGCGCAGCGAGACTGCTAGGAATAAACATTGCACCCGGAGGCGCACCTAAACCACCTACATATCCTACTACACCAACTGCATCGGGGGAGAGTACGACTTGGGTACCAACTAAAATTCAACTTTCAATCACGTTTGCCCCAGTACAGAGCAGAAACATGGTATCAAACAAATTCAGCCTGCAAGAGTACGGCACTGGTAATCTTCTGCGTGGCTCTAAAAATCCAGGCGGAGGTATGTGGTAATGTCAGGCAATCAGAATTTATATCCTAATACGAGTCCTTATAATGACACTAACGTAGTCTATGATAAGTTTTTAGACGTTATGGTTGCTCGTCCTATTCCAATGCTACCTAGCGATGTGTATATGGTACTTACTTCAGCTTACGAGTATAGACCTGATCTACTAGCTTACGACTTATACGGTGATGCTCGTCTTTGGTGGGTATTCGCTGCACGTAATCCAAATAAGTTGGGTCCTGATCCATACTTTAATTTTACGGCTGGCTCAGGCATATACATACCTAATATCAATACGTTGAAGACAGTATTAGGAACTTAAAATGGCATCACAGTCACAGACAGTAGGTGAAGTAACAATAACTGGTTCTAACTCAACAGCAGGTGGACCAGTAACTTTTTCTCTTAGCACTTCTATCGGAACTGTTTCTGGATTGAGTGCTAGTGATATTCAAAACGCAACCTATTCACCTGATCCAAATGACCCTAATAAAACTATCGCTAATATCGGTAGTCATACAGTTTCAATGTCTAATGCAAAAGCACAATCACTGCAAGCAGGTGCTTCTTCTGCTGTAGATAGTATTACACAACAATTGTCGGCGGCGCCTGCTACTCCGCCGACTAACACTGCTACAGCAAACCCTGCGCCCGCAGCAGGTGGAACAACAGCAACCTCAGGTGGTAGTACCAACACATTGACAGGCGCAGCGAACGGCGATAGCGGAGCACCGCAACCGTCTGCTCCGGGAACAGTACCGAAATCTCCTGCTGCAGGCGCTGGTGCAGGTGGAACGACTGCTTCTACGGCTACAAACAATGCATCTACACCTCCGCCTAGCAAGCCTCAAAGTTCAACAAATAGTAATCTTCCCCCTACTCCTACTGGTTATCAATTTGAAGCAAGCAGTGCTAGTACTCAGAAAGTTGCTCCGATTTCTACCCCTGGCAAACGATTAAAAAATCCGTTAGGGGAGTTTCCAACTTATACGTATCAGATTAGTTTATACATGATTACCCCTGATGCATATGAGGCGTTTGTTGCTAGCGGTAGAACAAAAGTTGATATTTTCAATAATCTTACTGCAGGAACAGGTGCAGGTGGAGCGTTCCTTGTTGCACAGAGCGGTGGTATCAACAACACTGTCAGTAAAAGAATGCCAGGCTTTGAGTTTGATTATGGTATTGACAATTTAGAAATCACACAGGCTATTAATGGTAAAGCTACACAAGATGCTAATGTTATTTCTGCTTATCAAATCAATTTTCAAATAACTGAACCATATGGTTTTTCATTTATTCAAAAACTCAAACAAGCAAACGACATACTTGCTTCTTATGCCGGCGGCGCTCAAAATGCACCTCAAACAGGGTCCAGACAATTCTTTATTTTAGGAATCAGATTCTTTGGATATAATACCGCAGGCGTGCCGGCTAAACCAACAGATACTATGTCTTACAATGGAACTGCTGCAGGACAGCCAAACAAGACTGGGGCAATTGATCCGTTGTCTGAAAACGGAGCAATATTTGAACATTTTTATGATATTACTATATCATCTCTCAAATTCAAACTTGATGGAAAGATGACTGTCTACAATATTGAAGCAGCCAACGCAGGTACTCAAGCCGGATTTTCACAAAAACGAGGAACCATTAAGGAAAACACACCAATCACTGCAAGTACAGCAGCCGAAATGTTAGACAAACTAGTAGTTAAATTAAACAAAGATCAACAACTTTTAGCTGATCAAAAGAAAATACAGTATCCTAACAAATATGAAATAGTATGGATGCCTGGAACACAGTCTATCATTGATGCTAGTATGATATCTGAAGCAGATAAAGACAAATCAAAGTCACCGGGCAGCGGCGCGACCTCAACTAAAGATGTGACTGCGGCAAACGAAGTGAAACATCAAACTGCTTCCACCGGAGTAGCACAAACGGTTACCTTTGGTCAGGGCACAAACATTATGGCAGCTATAACTCAGGTAATTGCACAGAGTTCTTACATCAATGATGCATTAAAAGTAATTTACTCAACTCAACTAGAATCACCAGACTCTACTAAAGCACCGCCTGAAGTCAGTAATGCCCAAACAAAAAGAATTAGCTGGTTTAGTTGCTCTACCCAAATAAAAACTATTAAATGGGATAGCATAGTGAATGACTGGGCTTATGAGATGCAATACTTGATTAATAAGTATGAAACACCGGTAGTAGACAGTGCATATGTATCCGCAGGAAAATCTTATCCTGGCGCACATAAACGATATGATTATTGGTATACTGGTAACAACACAGAGATTCTTCAATATGAACAAACGTATGACAATTTGTTCTTCAACGTTGCAGTAAATCCTAGTGAAGGTTCAGCAGCGGCAACTCCAACTGGAAGCGGCGGCGCACCTGCTGCATCTGGTCCCTCTGCGCCAAACACTACGGCACTTGTTCCCGGAATGTTTACTTCTCAGCCGCGTATAGGTAAAACCGGATACGGCATGGAAGCAACAAACAACTATATTACTTCTTTGTATGATCCAGGCTCATATGCTGAAGTAAACATGAGCATTTTAGGTGATCCTGATTATCTAATACAGGAACCTGCTTTTAGTGAACAAGTTGTGTATGACAAAGTTTATGGTCCTAATGGATTTAATATTAATCCAGGTGGTGGCCAAGTATTCATTGAAGTTGACTTTAAAGAAGCGGTAGATTACACCAGTCAAACTGGTACATTAAGTATCAACGATTCTATTAGGTTTCAACCATATCCTGATGACATAGCTAAAAAAGTCAAAGGTATCTCGTACATGATTACTGATGTTGTTAGTAAATTTAAAGGAGGTTCTTTTACACAAGACTTGAAATTAGTAAATCCTCCTTTTGCTAGTGTAACTAGTGCAAATCCTGCTGCTGCCGATGGGGGAAGACCTCCTGCTGCCGCTACTCCAAATGCTGCTAATAACGGATCTCCTCCGGGCAATACTACACAAACATCAGGTAGCTCAGGAACAAAAGCTGATCCTACTTATAATTCAACAAATCCTACTTCTACCGCAACAAATACTAATAATCAAACACCTGCATCAGGAACTACTCCTACTGGTCCTAATGCAGCTCCGGTTGCTAATGATGATGCTAGTTCAACTATTAACTATTCATCTAGTACAACAACTAATACAGTAACGGTAAATGGTAGAACGACTAGCACAACTACTAATACAGTAAACGGTGTGACTACTACAACAACCCGAGGTGGATAAGATAATATGGCACAAGACGTAGTAAAAACAGTTGGAGCACCAAAATCTTCCAAACCGGATGCAGGCGGCGCGACTACAAAAAACTTTCCGGTATTCGGCATCGTAAAAGATAATATTGATCCAACACGCGCCGGACGTATCAAAGTGCTTCTAGCTGATAAATCACCTAATAACTCAGATGATGCATCTAATTGGGTGACAGTCAGTTTCTTATCTGACTTCTTCGGTACGATTGGCGGTGCAGCCGGAACAGGTAAAGATGATCACGGAACTTATAAGTCAAATCCTACATCATACGGACAATGGCATGCTCCGCCCGACATTGGTACAAAAGTAATCTGCATCTTTGTAAACGGTGACCCTAACTACGGTTTCTATATCGGCTGTGTTCCTGAAGCAGAAACGCTACAGATGGTACCTGCTATCGGATCGTCGGACAATATTATAACTAACGAAGGCGAGGCAACTAGCTACGGCGGCGCAACTCGCTTACCGGTAACAAACTTCAACACTAATAACGCTACAAATAAAGACAGTCCGAATTTTAATAATAGTCCGCGTCCTGTACATAGTTATTCTGCTACGATCATGAATCAGCAGGGTATCATTCGTGATCCGATTCGCGGACCCATCTCATCCTCTGCATCTCGCGAACCTGCATCTCGTGTGGGTTGGGGAGTGTCTACACCTGGTCGTCCTATCTATGATGGCGGTTTTGATGATTCTACTGTGACTCAAAATTTAGATGCTAGTAAGAATGCACAATTGAAAGTCGTTGCTCGTAGAGGCGGTCACTCAATCGTAATGGATGACGGGGATATCATCGGGCGTGATCAGCTTGTCAGAATCAGAACAGCATTAGGGCATCAGATTCTAATGAGTGACGACGGTCAGACATTGATGATTCTACACTCTAATGGACAATCATATATTGAGTTGGGTAAAGAGGGTACTATTGACATGTACTCTACTAACTCAGTGAACATTAGAACACAAGGTGATCTAAACTTACACGCTGACCGAAACATCAATATTCATGCTATGGAAAAACTCAACATCCAAGCAAAGAATATCCAGACCAACTCTGAAGAAAAGACTCAGGTAAGAGCAGGAAGCGATATTAATATGTCTGCTACTGGCAAGTTAACAGGTCTAGCAGGAGGAGCAATCGCATGGGGAGCCGGCGGCGATGCTAGTTTAGTCGGTGGTGGACAGGCATATGTAAACGGTAGTAAAGTAAATCTTAATAGCGGCTCTCCGGGAACATCGCCTGAAGCAGTATCACCTATTCCATTAGTAGCACAAACAGATACTCTGTATGACCAAGAAAAAGGATTTATGGCAGCTCCTGGGAAGTTATTATCTATTACTTCTCGTGCGCCCGCTCACGCTCCTTGGGCTAATGCGGGACAGGGTGTTGATGCTAAGACAAATCTAGACGCTTCTAGTCAGCTTCCAGCTTCTCCTAGCCCAGCAGTACAATCAACTACAGCAGCCGCTGCAAATACTGGAGCAACTCCTCCTGCGGTAGCAACAGTCGCTTCAGCCCCGACAGCAGTCCCTGCGGTATCTGCTGCGGTTGATAAGAACACGACAGCAGCAGCATTGGGCGCAGTTGCAACTTCAGCAGCGAACGGGGCATTATCAGCAGCAGTATCGCAAGGTGCTGCAATTGTGTCAACTGCTGTGGGTAAAGTAGCCGCAGTAGGAGCATTTGCACAGACAGCTTCTCAGTTAGCTGCCGGTGGAGTATTGAAGCCAGGTTCAGCTACATTAGTTACTGGTCTAGTACAATCAGGAGCAAACATTGCTCAAGCAATGCCAACATCATTGTTTACTGGTGTAGCAGGCGCATCTAATCTAACAAGCCTAGTGCAAAACACAACAGCACAGGCTACGTCTGTTGTTAATACGATGCAGCAAGCACAAACTGCATTAGGAAAAGTTGGAGCAATCACAGGTTCAGAAGCAGCAGCGCAAGTTACTGGTATGGTAACAGCCGCGGCAACAGTCGGATTAGGAGCAACAGTATCAGCAGTGCAGCAAATAGGTGCAGCCGCTGCAACAGTTACGAGCGCATCTAATATAGTTACGAGCGCAACTGCTTCATTAACCGGTGCAGCAAGTCAAATTGCAGGGACAGCAGGAGCAATATCAGGTGTTGCAGGGGCAGCAGGCTCACTAGCAGGAACTGCAAATTCATTAACCGGATCATTGTCTGGTGCAGCGTCAGGTGCAATCAATAGCATATCTGGCGCAGCAACCGGAGCATTGAGTTCAGCAAAAGCAGCACTGGGTGCAATTGGTTCAGGTGCGGCAGCAGCAGGACTAGCAGAAGCTATCGGTGGATTGGGCGGCATTCAAAGCGCACTCACTGCGATGGGCAATGTTCCTAGTTTAGCTGGACTAGTGGATAAGGAAAAAGGGGTAGCAGCGTCAGCCTTTAATGCAATTAAGAATTCATTCAAACCATTCAAGGCAGGTGTTCCTCAAAATCTAACACAGATTGCAAAAGCAAACGCAGCCGCAGCAGCTACTATCGCAAATCAAACAACACAAGCAAGCACTAACTTATTAAATACAGTAGGAAGTGCAACAGGTGCGCTGAGTTCAATAGCAGGTGCCGCAACTGGTGCATTAGGTGCCGCAACTGGCGCATTGAGTTCTGTTGCAGGATCAGTCGGTGGTATTACTAATGCAGTAGCGTCAGTAAACAATAGTGTTTCTAGTATTACGGGCAGTGTTGTCTCTGCTACTAACTCTGTAACTGCTATTGCTGGTGCAGGGACAGCAATTTCTTCTACTATCAACAACGTAACTGCGGTTGCAAGTAGTGTGTCTAATGCAGTAACTGGTTCTGCGTTGAATACTACAATAGGTGGTGTGCAAAACGCAGTAAATTCAGTTAGCGCACTAGCAGGTGCCGGAGCGACTATTGCTGCCGGCGGCACGGTTGCTCTAACAAATGCAGCAGTATCTATACAACAAGGTGCTTCTGCTGCAACATCATCTGCCCTAGCAAGTGGCTTGAGTAATCTACCAGGAGGTGTTAATACTGTCAGTAACGTAGTCAATCAAGCTGCGGGTGCAATTAATACAATTCCTGGAACAAGTGCGTTGACAGGAGCAATCAAGTCCGCAACGAGTGCCGCAATGAATGGGGTAGCCTCAGTAACAGCAGCAACTGGAGCATTATCTTCAGTTGCAAGTAATTTGGGCAATGTATCAGGTGCAATAAACGGTGCTTTAGGTAGTGCAACCGGTGCACTGAACAATGCTTTGGGTAGTGCAGCAAGCCAGCTCGGTGGATTAACTGCACTAGCTTCTGCCGGACTACCGGTAGGTGCAGTTGCACAGTTGCAATCATCTATCGCTGCATTAGCAGGGGGAACACCAGGAGCAATTGCACTTCCTTCTGTAGGATTTAATACGACAGATAGAGCATCAATCACTAAACAGATTGGTGCTACGTTGGGTGATCCAGGTATTCCGACTCCAAATCTCGTTGGGGCAATTCCAGAATCGGCTAAATCAGCGATTGATGATGCTAGACAGAAAGCTGAACAAGAATACAAGGATGCAGGTGCAGCATTTGATACTTATATTGTAAAAATAAAAGCAGCATTAGATGAGTATAAAAAACTTGATGCAACTCTACCCCAGGGCGATCCTGCAATTGATGCTGCTTATCAGAAGTACCATGATCTTAACTATGGGGCAGAATGGATAGCAATTGAAAAACGATATACGGCTGCACTCAACTCAAAATATGCATAAATAGTATAAAGGGATAACGAATGCCACAATATATCGGATTCAGTACACAAAATGCATGTTTGCCAAGAAGCACCAACATGCAAATCAACAGTTCTATGAATCAATCTGTTAGTATCAACGGACTTAATATTAATGGATACGGCGTCCCTACCGGATACGGTGGTATTGGAAATTCATTGATCCCTGGTAAAAAGTTCACTTTAACAGATGAACAGCTAGTTATTAGAGATTTTCTAAATGCATTAAACATTCCACTTGGAAGTGTTGTCGGTCAACCGCAATTAGGTACATCTCTTTGGTCTTTCTTGTTTGAACCAAACACATCAGACGTACAGGTTCAGTTAGAACAAGAACTTCGTCGTGTTGCGGCGCAGGATCCTAGAATTGATCTTAACTTTATTAAGGCTTTCCCGCAAGAAAGTGGCATACTTGTAGAGATTCAATTTTCTATTGTTCCTTTCAATAATCCAAAGACTTTGAACGTATTTTTTAATCAACAAACCACTGTTGCTGCTCCAGTATAATCAAAATCCACTTTTTTGATAATGATAAATATATTCATATCAAGAGAGTATAAGTATGGCATCAAGTTCTAGACAATCAGCACTCTTCGGTCTTAATGACTGGAAGACCCTTTATCAGACGTATAATCAAGCTGACTTTCAGAGCTACGATTATGAGACCTTACGCAAGGCTTTCATTGATTATCTACGCCTATACTATCCTGAAACCTTCAATGACTATACTGAGTCATCAGAATTCATCGCCTTAATGGACATCATTGCGTTCATGGGTCAGGGACTTGCTTTCCGTGATGACCTAAACGCTCGTGAGAACTTCATTGATACTGCTGAACGCCGCGACTCTGTTATCAAGTTAGCTAATCTCGTAAGTTATACTCCTAAGCGCAATCTAGCTGGACAAGGCTATCTAAAAGTCACTAGCGTACAGACTACTCAGAATATTACTGACATCAATGGCATGAATTTAGGAAATCAGACTGTTCTCTGGAACGACCCAGCTAACCCAAACTGGTTAGAACAGATGAACACTATCTGGAATGCTGCATTGATCAACACACAGCGTATCGGTAGACCTGGTAACACGACAGACATTCTAGGCGTAACGACTAGCGAATATTCACTACAGATTCCAACTACGTCTCTGCCAATTATTCCGTTCACTTCTGTCATCAACGGTATGAATATGAACTTTGAGTTAGTAAGCACTTCTACAATTGGTGAAGACTATGTGTATGAGATTCCTCCTGCTCCGTCAGGACGTTTCAACATGCTTTACCGTAACGACAAGCTAGGCTTTGGTTCCCCTGAAACTGGATTCTTTTTCTATTTCAAGCAAGGGTCGTTGCAGAATTATGACTTCACGCTTCAACAGCAGATTTCAAATCAAAACATTGGTATCGGAAACATTGAAGGCATCAATAACACTGACACTTGGTTATATCAAATCAATAGCGACAACACAAGAACTATTTGGGAGAAGGTAGATAACATATATGCCAACGCTTATCTACAGACTGAAACTTCGGGAAGAAAAATCTTCTCAGTAAATTCGGGCTTCAATGACACAGTGTCTTATATCTTCGGTGACGGTGTGTTCTCTGCTATTCCTTTAGGAAACTTCAGAGCATACGTTCGTGCAGGTAATGCACTTACATACACGATTGATCCAAACGAGATGAATGGTGTTTCTGTAGCATTCACATATATTGATAGAACAGGTAAGATTCAAACTCTTACTATTGGTCTAACACTTACTCTAACTGTATCCAATGCACAAGCCCGTGAAACACTACAGGATATCAAGCAACGCGCACCGACTCGTTACTACACTCAGAACAGAATGGTAAATGGTGAAGACTACAATAACTTCCCGTATACACTCTATAGTTCAATCATCAAGTCTAAAGCACTTAACCGTTCTTCAATCGGTGTGTCTAAGAATCTAGATTTACTTGATCCTACTGGCAAATACTCAAGCACGAACTCTTTTGGTAGTGACGGTGCATTGTTCCAGAGTGATGCAGAAGGATTTTTAGCTCTTACAATCACTAATAGCAGTGAAATTATTTCGTTCTTTACTAATACACTGGCTTCAGTTCTTGCTTTGAACAATGCTAATCAGTATTATATTCAGAACTATCCTCGCTATACTGTAACTGATCCAACAACTACACCTGCATCACAGTTTGTATATTGGAAAACTAGTACAGTTGACACTAGCACTGAGTCAGGTTATTTGTACACTGTATTGGGTTCGCAGCAGCTACCGCAATCAGTAGGAACATTTGCATCCAATAATCTAATGTATATTACGAATGGTGCATTATGCAAATTCGTTGCTCCTATCGGATACTACTTTGATCCAAATAATAGATTGATTTCAGGCATCCCAGGATCAGGCGATTCTTCTTATATTTGGACTACTGTTCTAAATGTCGCAGGAGATGGTAGTAATAACAATCAAGGTACTTTTGCTAATGGCACTGGGCCAATCAAGATTAGCGGATATCTACCTGACGGGGCAATTCTAGCTCAAGTCATTCCAGTATTTGATAATGCAATTCCTTCTGCTGTCATTCAAGAATGCGTACTTAGAATGGAATTGCAACAGAACTTCACGCTTGAATTTGACAACTCACTGTTGATTAATCAGCAGCGTTGGTCTGTAGGTAAGATTGATAACCCAAATTACTTTGTCAAGTTTACTTGCACTGGCCCTAACCTCTATAAAATCACATATCGTTCATTGACTTACTATTTCGGTTCAGTTGCTGATACTAGATTCACGTTCAATAAAGATGAGATTGTTTATGATCCGTTCTCAGGAAAGATCATTCAAGATTTTGTAAATGTGCTATCAGTAAACACGCAACCAAATTCAACTCAAGCATTAGGTAAAGATTACAAGATAAACATTGTTGGACAAACAACTCAAAGTGATGGGTATATCAATGACTTTGAAGTAGAAGTTTCTTCTACCGATGTTAATAATCGTCAGTTGATTTCAAATCCAGACTTCTTCAATGAAGTTACTGGATATGTTTCAGGTGGTACAAATACAGGAATCTATACGTTCTTTGAAACAGTGATAGATCCAATGAATCTATCTAGACAATATATCATCCCGACAACTGATGTACTATACGTTTATCCGACTCTTAATCAAATTGAAGTTGTAAAGTATGATTATCCATTAGGACAAATCTTCTATGCTTCTAATGATAACAAGTTTTATACTTCAGTGCAGGATTATACTGTACTAACACCATCATATACTATGGTAGTACAACCTCAATACTCAGTATTGCCAGGTCGTCAGGGTATGTCTTTCCAATACAGACACAATTCTAACAATACAAATAGAATTGATCCGGCTACCACAAACATAATTGACTTGTATGTAGTAACACAGTCATACTATACTGCATATCAGAATTATATTCAAGACACAACTGGTACAATTCCTGAACCAGAGCGTCCAACTACTAATGAACTCAGCCAAGATTACGGACAGATTCAAGATTATAAAATGTTGTCGGATTCTGTAATTCTAAATAGTGTTGTGTTCAAACCTCTCTTTGGTCCTAAAGCAGAGTCTGCGTTGCAGGCTACAATTAAGGTCATTAAGACAAGTAGCACAAGCGCAAGTGATAGTGAAATTAGAAGTGCTGTATTGACTGCAATGAACACTTATTTTAACGTTAATAATTGGGACTTCGGTGATACATTCTACTTCTCAGAATTGAGTGCTTATCTTCATGCTCAGTGTGGTGATTTGATTAGTTCTGCTGTTCTTGTTCCAAACGATCCACAAAAACCATTCGGAGACTTATATGAAATTAAATGTTTACCATACGAGATTTTTGCGAACGCAGCAACCTCTAACGATATCGTAGTCATCGCGGCATTGACACCCGCAGAACTCCAAGTTGCATAAAAGATAAGTATATACATGGCTAGAGTAAGAACGCTTAATTTTCTCCCAGAGGTTTTTCAAACCCCTCCCAACGCACAGTTTTTGGCAGCAACGCTTGACCAAATCGTAAATCCACCTAATGTAGCAAACATTCAAGGCTATGTTGGTAGTACGTTTGGTACAGGCGTCATGGCGACAGACGCCTACGTAACTGAACCTACAAAGACTCGTGCTGACTATCAGTTGGACCCTGGTGTTATTTTCACCAAACCAAATGAATCAACTGCTGAAGATTTCATCACATACCCTGGAATCGTTGACGCACTCAAGATGGCAGGTGGAGCTACTCAGGACAATAATAGATTGTTCAAGAGCCAGTTCTATTCATGGGATTCTTTCACTAACCTGGATCCATTAATCAATTTCAATCAGTACTACTGGTTGCCAGACGGTCCACCTACTGTTCAAGTTTCAGCTTCTACTGTATTTTCTAAAGAAGCATTTGTTGTAACTGACAACACTAACACTTACAGCATCGTCAGAGAAGGTTCTACAAAGTCAAATTCTAATCCGCCAATCACTCTATTGAGAGGTGGTACGTATACTTTTCAAGTAAATCAAGACACTCAGTTTTGGATTCAGGGCGCGCCTGGTGTTTCAGGATATAGTCCAACGCAGCCTAATCAGCCCGTACGAGATGTATATGGTGTAATTGATAACGGTGCTACTTCGGGTCTCGTGACTTTTGAAGTTCCTCAGAGAAACGCACAAGATCAGTACATCTTCCCAACTACAGTAAACACAGACGTAATCAGCACGAGCCCGTTTGACGATGTTAATGGACAGTTTGTTAATTCATTTGCTGGCATTGACGGCATCACATCTCTGTTAGGATTGCGTGTAGCATTCTATGATACACCTCAACCAACTGCATATGTTTCTTCTTACTTTGGTGAGACAGACTACGACACTAATGACCCTGCTCTAGTTCCCCCTGCCACACTCACTGTGTCAAGCTGCGATACGAATGCGTTCACATTAGCATCAGGTGATACTAGCGGATTGGTCGTCGGTGGCACAGTGACATTTGCTGGCATTGGGTTTGGTGGAATCAACTTAGGTCAAGTCTACTTCATTCATAGTATTCCGAACTCAACCTCATTCACTATTTCAACTGCATTGAATGGTAACTCAATCACATTGACTGCTGCATCAGGCACTATGACAGTTAATGTCAATCAGGGTCTGTATGAAGATGGGTATAATGTAAATGTAGGAAATACTTTCTTCAAAGTCACTTACATTGGTGATCCGACTAATCCAATTATCAGATTAGTTCCAGACGGTGCTATTCCTTCTAATACTCGCATTCTACCTATTTATGGAACAGAGTGGAATAATAGACCTTTCTATCTCAACGTAACTAATAATCTTGAATTGATCCCATACATCAGTGCACCTCTTGATGTTCTATATTATCAAGACGGAACTAATCCAAACAAGGTTGGTACTATTCATCTTATTGAAGACAACTTGAATAACACCATTGATGTTGATATTCAAATTTTAGGTCATACTAATTATACTGCACCAAACGGTGTCGTGTTTACAAATGGATTGAAAGTAAGTTTTGACGGTGACGTAATTCCTACTAGTTATCTAAATGGTGAATACTATGTTGAAGGTGTAGGTACTTCTATTGAATTAGTACCTGTAGAAACTCTAGTAGCACCAGAAAAGTTCAGTGAAGGTGAATACATCGCATGGGATGTCACAGATTGGGATATCGGTAACTACGATATTAGTCTTGACATTCCGGTCTTAGCTGACTATATTACAATTGCACGTAACGCAATCAATAAGAATGCGTGGGCAAGAAGCAATCGCTGGTTCCATATTGATGTAATCACTGCAACAGCAACTTACAATGATGATCCTACTATTTTGACAACGTTTGGTAATGTTGCCAACAAAGCAGTACGCCCAATCGTTGAGTTTTATCCAAATCTAAAATTATTCAACTCAGGTTCTACTGGTAAGAATCCTGTAGACTTTATTGATACTGTTAACACTGATGCATTGTCAACTGTTCCCGGTGCGCTTGCTTATTATCCAGACGTTCAAACTTACACAACTGCATCTGCAACTATCAATGCTACTCCTATAACTCCTGTAGCTGCTGGTTCATTTGTTCCTGGCAACACTTATCGTATCAGTACATACGGTACGACAACTGATTGGAATACTGTTGCTGGAACAACAGACAAAAATTACGCAGTTGGAACTATATTCGTTGCTGCCGTTGCAGGAACAGGCAATGG